CCCATTTGATCGCAATCGTCGTGCCATTTTCAAATGCCGTCAACATTACACTAAACCCTTCAGTAAGAGATTCGGTATACAACACATTTACCTTCACTTCTAAAGGTTCGTTTTTGCCAACCGTCAACACTGCATAGCTGCCATCAAACGTGTATGCTTCGCCAGTGATTTTGGTAAGTGTTACCACGTCTACTGATTGACTGCTTCCTGAAATATCCGTGAATGCACCACTGCCACCTGATTGGTAGCTAATGGTGGCGGCCGCTCCTGATAATGCACCTGTGGTTTGTGCCATGGCTCGTAATCTCCTTTACTGCACAATTTCAACGAATGTGAGTGTGCATATTACTCCGTGATAGTTTCGGCCCGATCCGTTCACATACTCAATTACCTGTGCACGTTGCGTAAGTAATGTGAGTGTGTATGTTTGACCTGATAGCTGGCGTGCCTGTTCAATGTATGCTGCCATGTATGCCTGGTACACTGCTGCAATATCCGTTAACCCCAACCCCATGCCTACTGCACGCAATAAGCAGGTATCAGTAATGGTCCATTCGGTATTCATTACGTGGCCAGCACCACCCAATGTTTGCACCTTTGTGCGTTGCGATGTCATGCCAACCGGTGACACAATCCGCGTTGGTAAATCACCAATTTCTTCACTATCTTTTAGTGTAGTGCCTGATCGCACCAGCACTGTAGTGCCTGATAGCTGTACATTGAGTGATGTAATAGCAGTGATGATTGCACTAATGTTACTGGCCATTAGCTACGCTTCCTATAGGGTTCAAGTGTTTGCTGTACATCTGTAGGTATACGTGGTGCCTGTAGGATTACACCATCTGATGAGAGAATAGCGCGATCACTATCAGGAGTGCCTTCGCGTGCACGATAAATGAAACTGCCTAGACGCAAACACGCTGCCACAATATCAGATGGTGGCGTGATCGAGTAGGCAAACCTGCCAGTAATGGCAATGGCAATATCAGGAGTGCCAGTATAGGTCCAGATATAGCTGGTATTCATCTGAATTTTAATGGCATATGCTGGCGTGTAATTGGCAGGCAACAGTACCACCACACTGCCTGGCACGGTTTGGCCGTTGCCATTGACAATCGTTGTTAGCTGGCACAAATCGTAATCCAGCATTAGCGTATTGTTCATAGCGTCAACATTGCCACCATACCGAAAATCAAGTGCATTGTAATACCGTGTGGTATCTGCAGGGCATTCAAAAATACGGTTGGTGTACGTTTCTACCATCGATTGTGCACGCGTGGCAGCATATCCAATTTGGGTATCATCACTGGTGCTGGTGGCACCAATGTATGATCGTAAATCTGCTGTACTGATATATGCCATGGTGGTTTATTCCTTTGGCAGACGTTTTACCCGTCGTGGTGCCTGCTCTGGTGGTGCATCGATGGCTGGCACGTCGTCTGGTACTAACACTGCGCGATTGGTGGCAATCAGCCTGGTGCCTTCACTGGTGGTGACATCGATAACATCACCACCAGTGTGTACCACCATGCGTGTGCCTACCATTCGTGCAAGGCTGTTATGAAGCTTTACACGCATATAGTATTACTCCTACGATGCAGGATTCACACCATACACGAATGCTTCGGCCTGTGTCACGTCACCACCCCAACGCACGGTGCAGAAAATGGCAGTCTGGTAATTCGCCTGGTACAGGTATGGATTGCGGCTGATTTCCAAACCAAGATTTTCCACAAATGCATAGTAATTGAAGTTACCAAACAAAATGGCCTTGGCACTGGCCCCCAATGCGGCAATCTTATCAGACACTGCAACGGGTTTGGTATACAGGCTGTTCATATCACCCATAGGGGTTGGTTGGAAGCTAAAGAAATTGCCAGTGAGTGCACGAATGGCACCCAATGTGGTGTTACGCATTACCCAACCAACGCTGCTGGTATCGTCTGCATACCATTCAGGCAATTTGTGCACAATGTTCAAAATATCGCTTGCGTCTACACCTGATACACTGGCCAACGTTTCCGAAACACTGGCACGTGTCAAGATGCCATACGGTTGTGACGATCCCGAACCAACCAATTGGTATTGATTCAGGTGGCGTGCATAGGCGCGGCCTACTTCGCGTGCAATGAAGCCTTCCAAATCCATGGCCTGGTCACGCAACAATTGATTTGAAATCTTCATACCCAATGATGCAGTGTAGACGGTGATGGCACTGCCAGTAAACGTTGGTTCATCTTCGTTGAATGCATTGGATTCAGCAACAAATGCAAAATCTGATTTTTCATCTTGATTGGCAATGTTGAAAATCTGGCCACTGGTGGTGTAGCGTTGCATAGGAAGCTTGGCACCAATCCAGGTTTCATCACGGCGATCAGTGATTTGTTTGGCATAGTCTTGTGGCACTAAGAAACCACCGTTTGCATTCGTACCTTCTACCAAAACGGCCTTGGCGGCGATTTCGTCACCAGTACGCATCCAGTGTTTGAGTGCATCCATTTGATCATTGCTGTTACCCATGGTGGTAAGCTTTTTGGTAGCTGGTGCATTGCCTGCAACGACACCACCACCTTTTACAGGTTCGCCTGCCATCTCTTCGATCGCGGCCTTCACTGCATCTTTGATTAATTGGTCTGACATGATTGGTAATTCCTTTGTTGTAAGTGTGTGTATATTGCTACTGATATTTGCAGGACCGCTGTTGCCAGCCTGTGGCACTGCCTTCATATCAGAAATAGCCATGGTTCGTGGTTCTGCTGGTGTAGGGGTTAAACTAATTTCGCCAACAATCCAGCGTTTCAATTCGCCACCATCACGGACCACCAAATGTGATAGTGCACCTGTAGATAATCCTAGCACACCACGTTTTACCAGTGCCATCACCTGCTGTGCATATTTGTGGCGTTTGTCAATTTCAATATCAACATCAATGCCTTCGCTATCAGGCTGCCACATCTTTACCGTGCCAATTTGTGACTGCAAATCACTTAGGCCGTGGTCATAATATACTGGCATGCCAACGAATGACCGTGTATCACCAAAATCTGTTTGTGCAGTGAATCGATCACCCGTTAAATCTTTGCCACCAAACACCACGCCACGGCCGCGTACCACGTAATCTGCTACCTGCTTCACTGCATACTTCATTGATTCATTCCAATCAGCTGGCGTGCAAAATCGCGCACTGATTTGGCCATTTCATCACGCCACAATTGTGGCAGTGCTGCAACAAAATCCGGTCCTTTGCGTTTGGCCAGTGCAATAAGTTTTGCCTTAAATTCCTCAAATGTTGCATCACCTTTATACCGGCCCCATGTTGACACTGCTGCTGGCACGTCATCTGGTGTGACAATTGGAAAGTTTCGTGTATCAGGTAGTACAAAATCATCTGCTGGCATTGCTTCGCGTTCTTTTGGCGTGGCGTTGCGATCAGCAGCAGCACGCACTGCCATCATTGCATCAGGTTCGTATTCGTACATTTGCATGCCAACCGGTTCTGCTGATTCCTGCATTGGCGTTTCTGCCAGCTCTTGTGCATCCATTGGTTCTGCCATCATTACTGCACGCAATTGCCAACGTAATTTTTGATGAAACATTAAACGGTCCTGTAAGAAGTTTTGCACACCATATTGCATCACTTCGCCAGCCATCATGATGCCACCATTGATGCAATCAATAATGTATAGGTTATCCATGCTAATGCTGGCAATCAGTGCATCAAGTGAATCATCAGCAGTGGTGGTATCAATTGGCTGATGCATCGCCAGCTGAAACAACGTTGCTGGTGCCTTGTAATCGAGTGCACGCAATGTTTCGGCAATGCCATCAATTGCATCATCAAGTGCTTCATAGATTTGTTCAAAAAATGCATGGTATTGTGGGAAGTCTTCACCCTCTACATTCCAGTGTGCAGCGTGTGTTTTGTATTGCAAAAATACTGTATTGGCTAATACTTTGCATACTTCCATGGCCAAATCATCTTGCGTGGCTTTTACTGCCTTCACTGGTAC